AAAATCTTGTTCTTTGAACGGGTACAAAAAAATTAAATGTTCATACGGAACTGTAGATTCAAAAAATTTTAAATCGGTATATCTAAACATACAATCATGGGTTAAACCAAAAGACCACTATGAGAATTGGGACCGAATTATTTCAAATTTAAATAAAAAAATAAAAATTTTCTTAACTGATGTTTTAGATAACATAATGTTTGAACCTAAATTCATTGTTGATTTAGATTTAAGAGCAAGTGGAATTTCATTAAAAAAGAAATCATTTATGAATTTAGAAATTACTTTCTTTATTAAAGGATTAGTTGATTTTAAATCAATAAGATTGAAAAACTCACTTAAAAATATTGTTGATGAAATATTATCTGAAATCTTTAATAATCATGAGGTATTTACATTTCATTTAACCAAAACTAACAAAATTTTAAAATTGCAGGATTCTTAATATTTATATATTAAAAACAAGAATGCAAAATTATAAAATTTTAGGACCAAGTGATACAGGGAGAGGTATTTTAATTGAGTACGATGCGGGATATGTTTCCCCAACAGAGTTTTCAAATGATAAAATAATTTCAGAATCATTTAATGTTGGAGATTATTCTAAACCATTTGAATTTTATGCGGTATTACAAAAATTTAATACACCTAATAGAAATGGTAGAGTTTACCCTGAAAGAGTTTTAAAGAGAGAATCTGAAAACTATGTCAAAAATTATATTAAGAAGAATACCGCACTTTCAGAGTTAAATCACCCTGAGTCATCTCTAATAGATTTAGATAGAGTATCTCATATCATTACTGATATTTGGTGGGATAAAAATGTTTTAGTTGGTAAATTAAAACTATTGACATCACCTGGTTTCCATGAAAGAGGTATTGTTTCCACAAAGGGAGACCAAGCAGCCAACTTATTAAGATTAGGAGTTACTTTGGGAATCTCATCAAGAGGTGTTGGGTCATTAAAAAAGGTTGGGGAACAGAATGAGGTTCAAGATGATTTTGAATTAATTTGTTTTGACTTAGTTCAAGCTCCATCAACACCTGGCGCTTATCTTTTTAAAGAAAAAGAAGACCAATATAAGTTTGAAGAAAACTTACAAGAAGAAAAAGAAGAAAAATTACAAAGAGCTGGCTCTAAATCACTTGATTTAATGAACAAACTTTCCGATTATTTAGGAAAATAATATATTATGGAAATGGATGAAAAATATTTTGTGGCAAAAGTTCAATATGACTTGCCAGATGAGAACTCAGGAAAAATCAAAAAAGTGAGAGAAGAAAAATTAGTTAAGGGTTATAATGTAACAGATGTTGAGGCAAAAGTTACTAAAGCTTATGAGTCATTCTCTTATGATTGGAGAATTACATCAGTTGCTGAAAGTAAAATAGATGAAATTTTTGAGTAATTAACTATTTTAATTTTAAATTTTTAAAAGGGACTATTGTCCCTTTTTTTATTTATATCCACAAAAATGTGGTTTTTTTTATTTCTCAACATATTTATTAGAAAATGCAAAAAATGGCAGAAAAAAATTTAGTTGAGGAAACTCTTATCCAAATTCAAAATTTGGAAGAAACTATTAATGAAAACGCAAAAGAAATACTTGCTTCAACAATGAAGGAAGAAATTAGCGAATTAGTAAAAGAGTCTATGAAAGAACAGACTGATGAACAAGTTGAAGATATCGATTTAATTGATGTTGACGACGACGATAATGAAGATGAATCTGAAATCGAAATTTCTGGTGACGACATGGATGACATGGATGACGCGGACGACATTACAGGAATTGAAGACATGGGTAACATGAACGATTTTGGCGATGACGAGACTATTGACTTAACAGACGCTTCAGATGATGAAGTTCTTAAAGTTTTCAAAGCAATGTCTGCAGATGATGAAATTACTGTAACAAAAGATGGTGATTATATTCATTTAGTAGACGAACCTGAAGATAATGAGTACTTAATTCAAACAGAATCCGAAGAAAACGAATTAGAAGAATCTTGGTCCGATGAAGAAGACGAATTAGAAGAAACAATCTATGAAGTTGAAATTGATGAGTCTGACGAAAACGAATTAGAAGAATCTTGGTCTAATGAAGAAGACGAATTAGAAGAAACAATCTATGAAGTTGAAATTGATGAGTCTGACGAAGATGAGTCTGACGATTATGAGTTGTCAAAAAATATGATGGAATCTAAAAAAATGATGTCTAAACCAAAAGTAGGAAAAGGAGCAAAAACTGGCTCAGCATCTAAATTCTCTTATAAAAAATCGACAGGTGGTTTCAAAGAAAAGATGAAACAAGGTACTAAAGGTGTTGGTATGGGTAAAGCAAAATTCGAATTTAAAGAAGAAGAAACTTTAAAAATGCCAAGTAGAACAGGTATTAAATTAAGTAAGGAAGAAGCTAAAGAAGCCGCTCGTACTTATGGAACAGGTTGGAGAAAGGGAGCATTACCAAAAGGTGCGAGAGCTGGACAAGAAACTGCTCGTTTAAACACTGAGTCAGTTAATAATGAACTTGAAACACTAAGAACTAAAAATGAAGAATATAGAAAGGCTTTGAACTTGTTCAGAGACAAACTTAACGAAGTTGCTATATTCAATTCTAATTTGGCTTATGCTACAAGATTATTTACTGAACATTCTACTTCTAAACAGGAAAAGATTAACATTTTAAGAAGATTTGACAGTGCAGATACTATTAAAGAATCTAAAGCACTTTACAAAACAATTAAAGATGAACTTTCTACTAAAGAAGGTGTGAAATTCATGACAGAATCAGTTGATAGAAAAATCGATATTGAACCACAATCAGGTTCAGCGGTTAGTTTAATTGAATCTAAAACTTATGAGAATCCACAATTCTTGAGAATGAAGGATATCATGCAAAAATTAATAAAATAAACAATAAAATAATAAAACCTAAAAAAATAAAATGGGAGCATTATTAGAAAGTGGATTAGTTGGTAACATCGGTCTTAAGCACTTGAAAGTTATCAAAGAAGACACTATAACAAAATGGGACAAATTAGGGTTCCTAGAAGGTCTTAAAGGCCACCTAAAAGAAAATGTTGCACAATTGTATGAAAACCAAGCGTCACATTTGATTAACGAAGCTACATCTGAAACTAGTAATGGTTCTTTTGAAACTGTAGTATTCCCAATCATCAGACGTGTTTTCTCTAAATTGTTAGCGAACGATATCGTATCTGTACAAGCTATGAACTTACCAATTGGTAAATTGTTCTACTTCGTGCCTCAAATCCAAGGATATAGCGGAGGTACAAATTATTATGGTAATGGAATCCAAAGTGGTGACCATATTGCACCAATTGGTTCTCCAGGTAATTATCCTGGTGTCATTGATGGTGGGTACAACACTCCACTAGGTTCAGGTAACTATAATAATACATACGCTAAAAATCTTTACGATTTATTCTATGAAGGTACTGAGCCTGGTTTAGAGCCAGGTGGATTATTTGATTACTCTAAAGGTCCATTTAAAGTAGTTAGCGCTACAACATGTACTATGGTTTGGTCAAATGGTACATTAATCCCTAGTGGATATGCCGCTAACGTAGGTGCTGAATTCCGTAAGGTATTGGTTGCAATGTCAGGATTTTCAAATGTTGGTGATGGTAAATTAATTGGTCCTGATGGACAAGAAATGGATACTGAATCTTTCTTATCTGATTTGAGAATTTTGGGTACTCCATCTAACGCATTTACTTCATCAAATGCTTTAGTACCATACTTATTTAGAGTTGTTACACAAAAATATGGTAGTGGTATTGTTCAATACGGAACAAATACAAACGCACCATTTAACACTCAAACATCTGGTGGTAACGGAGGTTCTTTCTTTGATATTTGTAGTGCAAACGGAGTAATCTATTTGGAAGTTGATTTACAAGTACCTGCATGTATCTCATGTGGACAATCATCACCTGATGGATACACTGGTTCAACATTCTCTTCATCAACTGCAAATAACAATGCGTTTATTGCGTTATATAAGAGATACCAAGAGTTAGAATTTGAAGACAAAATTGGTGAAGTTTCTTTCAACTTACAATCAGTAACGGTTTCTGTAACTGAAAGAAAGTTAAGAGCACAATGGTCTCCTGAATTAGCTCAAGACGTTGCAGCATTCCACAACATTGACGCTGAAGCTGAATTAACGGCTTTATTGTCAGAACAAGTTGCGGCTGAAATTGACCGTGAAATCTTACGTGACTTACGTAAAGGTGCGGCTTGGACATTACGTTGGGATTACAACGGATGGAAGAGACTAAATAACCAATCAACTCCAT